TGGAGTTAGTAATTTTACTTATTAATTAATATGCAGCAAGTTTTTAATTATGATGTTATTTCTGGCGTTACTTCAGATGGTGTTGAAAAAAGAATTTTAGTTAATTCTGATGGTTCTATTGCAGTACCAGCAGGACTAGCTTATGTTGCATCAACGCTAGTAACAAGACCTGCTAACACTACAGCCTATACAGCTAACGATGTTTATGGTGGTGTATTTGAACTTCAGAATATTGGTGCTAGTGGTGGATTTATATTTATTGAAAGTATAGATATTATTTTCAATATCACAGCAGTACCAGCAGGTATGAGTGGTTTCACTGTTTATTTGTTTGGCGTTACTCCACCATCAGCTATAGCTGATAATCTACCATTTTCTATATCTTCTGAAGATAGAGCAAGTATTCTCAATCCTAGAGGTATCACTTTATCTGCATCATTAGCTCAAGGTGGTGGTGGTAGTGTAGTTGCTGAAGTGAGAAATATTAATCAATTATTTAAGTTAACTGGCACTTCTTTATTTGGTTATAACGTTACAAATGGAGCGTTTATCCCTGCTGCAAATAGTGAAAGTTTTACTATTAGATTTAGGAGTTTTGCACCATGAGGACTTCTACTAGAATGGTGGTGTTGGGTGGTTTTAAAGGTGTTCTTGATTTAATTTTTGCTATAGCCTCTGTCGCTTATGGATTAAGACGGCTTTCCAGGTTTTGGACTGGCGCAGCTATAAGAGTAATGAGAACTAGTGATGATGCGGAGCTAGATATAGGTTTTATTGGAGAGGATTTAGATGTAGTTACATTATTAGTATTTGTCGGTTCGGGCAACGGTGAGATTGTTATCTGGTATGACCAATCTGGCAATGGTCGTCATGCAGTTTCAACTACGGCGGCGAGCCGGCCGCGCATTGTTAGCAATGGGGTGTTGGAGGCTGTTAATGGAAAGCCTGCAATCAGTTTTGATGGTCTGACCCAGTTCCTCAACTTACCCACTTCTGGTGCGCCGACTCAAAATTCTTCTTTAATCGGAGTTTTTCAAACGACTAGTCCGGTGATCGAGTCCGCTGGCTTTATAAATATATCGAATGGAACCTATAATCCCGAAATAAGAATTGGAGTTGGCACGGGTGGAAGCACGACTACTTACAGAGCCTATTGGAATGGATTTTATGTGACCATAGACAATCCTGCTGTGAATTTTCAAAACCGCAGTGTTTTTAATGTCTCTTTTGCAGCTTCTGGGGGGGTAACTACCAATACCGTTCTAGTCAATGGCAGCGTGGCTCTTTCGGCATCAAGAGGTGGGACGTGGACAGGTGCAAGCGAATTTACGATTGGACGTTATATCATAGTTAATTCAATGAGAGCGGGTATCGCGCAAGAATTGATAATTATCCAATCCATCCTTTCCACCGCCGACCGCCAAACACTTGAGCGCGATCAGGGACTTTATTATAAAATTGCTGTAAATTAAAAACCATGACAAAACAACAAGAACAATGGCTGCTTTCTCAAATTGCATTAAACCCTAAACTATCTGCTAGGGAATTAACTTCATATTTGAATGACAAACAATTGATTGATAATCCAGTGCCAATAGGTCAAGTATCTGTAAAGACAACTTTAGAAGAAGTTTCAGCAGTAGTCACAGATGCGGAAGTTTTGGCACTAGCTGAAAGTCCAGTCTATTTAAGGATATTGGATGCTATTACCCAGAATAGACCTGATTGGATTGTTGGAAATCTGACCACTTTAAAACGTGGTGGAAAATTAAGTCAAGAAAGTTATGATGCAATCTTAGTGTTACTGCAACGAACTGAACCAGACCCCAATTACCAACAGCAAATAAGTATAAGTCCTGCTGAGTTAGCGGGGTATGATTTTGTGTTAGTTAGCGATGTAGAAGAGTTGATTTAGTTTACTATGTCTAGATATAGTCAATACGCCAGAAATTTGTATTATTCTTATCTTCGCAGAATTGAGAAGGGAATTTCTGATCATACTGTTGTGCGTATTGGTGATAAAAAATGGCGTGTTTTGCCTATTTTAAGCCGTACTCCTTACAGCCGCTTTCAGGGTTGGGTTGTTGAGGCTAAAAAGTTTCCTCCTGACACTTCTGATTTTGGTAAGATTTGTTACCCTGGGAAAGATAGAGTTCAGCCTAGAGAAATTAAATGTAGTTGTCCTGATGCTACTGCTACTGAAGATTACGGAAGGGATTGGACATTTTCAAGGGCGGGGTTATTTTATCCTTGTAAACATATTATTGCTGTTTTAATTAAAGAGAAAGTTGATTTTATAGAAAATACTTTAGCTAATTATAATAAAGATAGAAATGATGATTGTTTCGTTTGTCCGCCTGGGGCTTTTTGTGGTGAGGTTGGTGATCTTCCCAATTATGGAGATTTTCCGCCTTGTACTAGATTAAAAATTTCTTTTAATACTGTTCTTCGTCAGAGTTATACCGATTTGATTATCACTTTAACTCATACTGCTTATGTGTATGCTCCAATTCAATCTATTTCTGTTAGTCCATCTGGCCGAGTTGTTACTCGTGCTTATGGCCAACAATATTATTTAGGTTATAATTTTTGTACTAACTCTTTTGTTAATTCTGACACTCACGGCGGCGGTGTTATTTTATCATCTAGTTATATTATAGAAGAAGGTTACCCTCCTGATGATTGGTATTAATTAGTTTTATTGGTAGGTATTTATGGCTTGTGGGAAGAATCAAGATAAGGGTAAAATGTCAGAGAAGCAGCGCGCCGCTATTTCTAAAGGTGCTACTGGCAAGAAAAAAACAGCCGAACAGAAAAAGAAGATATCAGACGGCATGAAAAATAGTGAGTGTGTTAAGTCCAAAAAAAAGAAGAAGAAATAATTATTCTTTTTCTGGTAAATATATTTTAATTTCTGCTTTGTTATTATTTCCTTCGGCTTTATCTTTTTCTCTCCATCCTGCTTGACATTTTAGGTAAAAGAATATAGCCGCGGGTTCTCCTTTTTCAATTAAATCAAACAATTTTTCGGATACTTTTAATTTAGCTTTTGCCCGTCCGGCTTTGTATGCTTCTTTTGCTTTTTCGTTGTCTGTTAGTCGTCGGTCTAAAGTTCTGGGGGATGTTCCTATTAAGTAGGAAATATCATCAAGGCTTAATCCTAGACCCGCTGCTTTTTCAATTAAAGTAATTTGTTCATTTGTTAAAATAATAGTCATGTTTAAATAAAAATATTATGGCCTTTACTAATGCTCAAAAATCTAAAGCTATAGGACATCTTGGTTACACTGTTGATTCTTGGTCCCTGGGGTTTATTGGTGGTAAAATGGATGCGATCGCTAATTTATCTGGTGATAGTGAAACTAGGGTTGGTGCGATTATTACTCAGCTTGACACCTTAGAGACACAATTAAATTCTAGCATTGCTGCTAATGCTGGCACTCAAGTTAAACCAGATGGTACGGTGTTTTTTCAGGGTCAATCTATATCTGAGATTAATAATCAGTATAATTATTGGAAGAATAAACTTTCTATAGCTTTGGGTGTTTCTATTGTTTCTACTGGTTCTCGTGTTGTTCGTTCTTGATTCAGTGATGTGATTTTAATTAGTGAGCGATCGCTAAATTTTAGGAGGTAGTTATGCGTAAGTCTGCTAAGTATTATAATTCTAATCCTAAAGCTAAGGCTAAAAAGGATGCTTACAACAAGGAGTTTAATAAAAAGTCTGATCAAGTAAAAAAAAGAACTGAATTAAATAAAATTAATCGTGATAACGGTACGTATGGCAACGGTGATAAAATGGATATGAGTCATACTAAGGAGGGAATAAAACCGAAACCACAATCAGAGAATCGTGGCAGTTCTAAAGATATGCCTGGTGATAAACGCTCGCGTGGAAAGAAGTCTGCAAGCAAAAAGAAAAAGCTGTGATGTGATTACTTTATCTTGTTGTGTGATCGCTCTTTAGAATTTCACGCTTTAGAATTTCGCGCAACACAAAATAATAATGTAAATTATAATAAAATAAATAATATAGAATATAATAATACAGGATACAAGAGAACAAAGCGCACATTATAACACAATTGATAAGCCCCTATACCCCCATTTATAGTTTTTCTTATGTCGAAGTTACACACACAAAATTTTTGATTTTTAGCAATTATGGAAAGTATCAATCATGACAATTCTGTTAGCAGCCTTCATCCTGATTATATTGACAGTATTAGCTTATGGGATTATTTGGATGATTTATATTATGGATCAGACAGATGGCTTGAATTAGCAAAAACAGGGTTTAAACCTACTGACAAAACTGCTTTGTACCTTCCCCGCCATGCTGCGGAATCGTTTGAGAATTGGCAGAGTAGGATTAATCAAAGTTGCTATGATGATTTATTTGCTAAGGCTATTAGACAATTTGTAAGTTTGATATTTAAGAATGATGTTAATTTTACTTCTGATAGTGAGTTTATTTCTCATTACGAGAATTTGGATAATCATGGTGTTAATGGAGATGTATTTTTTAGACAAGCTGCTTTAATGGCGATGCGTTTCGGTCATTGTTTTATATTTATTGATTTACCTGTTATTAATGCTAAAAATTATCAAGAATATTCAGAATTATCACCTCGTCCTTACTGGTCTTTGATTTCCCCGCAAAATTTAATTAATTGGGAGTGTGAATTTATTGATAATAAATTAGTTTTCACTTTGGCAGTTATTAAGGAAGAAATTTATACAAGAGTTGGTGAGTTTGGTTATCAGAAAATTAATCAATATCGGGTTTATCGTCCTGGGTCTTATTTTATTTATAGAGAGGTTGATAATAAAGCTGAAAATAAGACTGATAACAAAACTGATAACAAGTTTGTTTTATATTCTTCTGGTGATTTTATTTCTGAATACGCTTATGTTCCCATTGTTCCTGTATTTGGCGGTTCTCGTTTGGATGATTGCGTTAGCGTTCCACCACTTAGGGGTTTAGCTGATAAGAATAGAGTTCTTTATCAACTAACGTCTGATCACAATCGCAAGGTTTCGCTATGTTGTCAGCCTGTGCCGGTTCTCAAAGATTCGATGAGGGGTGATGAACCGTTGGAAATTGGACCTAATAGCTTTATTAATTTGCGAGATCCTAATGGTAGTTTCCAATGGGTTGAACCGCTTGCCTTGAGTTTGGAACAGAGTCGCAAAGATTTGGATGATTTGAGAGACAGTATTAGCAATGATGCTGCGAAATTTTTAACTTCACCGTCTGATCGTCAAACCAGTGCGGCGACTTATTTGTTAGCTTCTCCAGTAGAGGCTAGTTTAGCGAGTTTTACTGCTAATTTTTCAGATGGCATTAATCAGGCGATTGCTATTCATAATCAGATGATTAATTGTGATTGTGAGGTTAAAATTGTTCTTGATACTAAATTAATACCCGCTTCTGACGTTCCGAACAAGGAACAAATTGCAATTTCGCTGCGCGGTTTATTTACTGATGGTATTATTGGTAGAGCAACTGTATTAAAGGCGCTTGAGAAATTAGATTTATTTGGCAAAGATTTTGATTTAGAACAGGAATTAATTACAGATGACAGATACATTAAACTCTAGTGATGATAATTTACCCCCTTCTACACCATTGGGTGATACTGGGTTGGAGGCACTGAGAAAAGAGCGGGAGGAACGGAAGAAATTAGAACAGCAATTAAAGGAGCTAAGGGGTAAAGCTGAGGCGGGGGATATTTTAGCGGGTGAAATTCAGGAATATAAAACCAAGTTAGAAACTAAGGAACAGGAATATGCTCAAAATCTGGAACAGTTAAAGGGTGAAATTTCTCAACGTGAGAAAATTATTACATTTTCAAAAATTGAATCTGAGTTTTTAAAAACTGCGGGGGAAATTCAGTTAAATTCTAAATTTCAGGGTTTATTGCTTAATGCTCATAAGCACGAATTTACTGTAATTGATGGTGCGGTAAAAACTGCTGACGGTAAAACTGTGAAGGAATGGCTAGAAAATCAGCGATCGCAATATCCCGAATTGTTTGATGCCCCAAAAACTTCTGGCTCTGGTATTGGTGGTAGTCGTTCTAATTCTTCAGGTGGTCGTCGGACTGTAATTGATTCTTCCAATAATCAACAGTTTCTTGACAATTTAGATGGAATTATTGACGGTTCGGTGTCTGTTGAGCGATAATATTTTTGCAGCGGTTGCACCTTTTCCGCTACTCCTGCAATATATTTGAAAATTATATTTATTGGTGGCATTTCTCCTTAGACGTGCCACTTTATTATTTGACGCTGAATAAAAATAGTTTATACTTAGATTGCTAAGGTGCGATACCTGGCGGCGCGATGCCTTGCACACTTTTTAAGATTTTGAACAATGGCAAATACTATTAATTCTTTGTTGGTAGATCGTATTTATGCGATGGGGTTAAAAGCACTTCGCAGACAAACCGCATTACTTCGGTATGTCACTACTTACGAAAAGGAGGTAATGGATAATAGTTTTAGGGGTGATACTGTTGTTGTTCCAATTCCTTCTCAACGGTCTGATTCTGATGTTACTGATGTAGTACCGTCAAATACTCCGCCCGCACCTTCTGACATTACTCCTCGTTATGCTTCTGTTACCTTGAGCAATTGGAAAAAGGTAAACTTTGCATTAACAGACTTTGAGGTTTCTAAACTTTCTGCGGGTACGATGTCTGATGAGTTTAGCGGTGCTATTGATGTTCTTGCTGGGAATATTATTCGGTCCGTGATGGCGAATTACACTGGGATTTACCAGTACGCGGGTACTGCTGGCACTACTCCTTTTGCATCTTCTACAGCTTCTGCCGCTAGTGCTAGAAAGTTACTCAATATTTCCGGTGCGCCTATGGAAAATCGTGCCATGGTTTTAAATTTTGACGCTGACGCTAACGCTATTGGTTTATCTCTTTTCCAGCAATATTTGCAAAAGGGTGATACTGAGACTTTAAAGGAAGGCACTATTAAACGTGCTTTGGGCTTTGATTGGGCTGTGGATGGATATTTACCAACTTTCACTGGTGGCACACTTTCTAACGGAACTTCTAAAGCCGCTTTGGTTAACGGCGCGGCTACGGTTGGGGTTTCTACTATAAATATTGATTCTGGTACTTTAACCGGAACTTTAGTAGTTGGTGATTTATTTACTGTGGCGGGTGACACTCAACAGTATGTTTGTACTATTGCCAGGACTGCATCTAGTAACGCTATTGCTGGTTTGACTTTTTCTCCCGCTGCTAAAGTTGCATGGGCGGATAATGCTGTGATCACGTTTGTGGCTTCTCATGATGTTGCTGGCTTGGCACTTCATCGGCAAGCGCTCGCTTTTGCTTCTAAACCTTTGGATGATGTGACTTTAGAGGGCGGTTCTCAGATTCGCCAAATACCTGATCCTGTTTCTGGCTTAACTTTGTGCTTAGAAATTACTCGGCAGTATAAACAGACTGTCGCTGAGTTTTCTTGCTTGTGGGGTTCTACCCTTGCTCGTCCTGAATGTGCGGTTAGGATACTGGGGTAATAAATTATGGCTGCAATTTCAACTGTAAAAATTCAAGATGGGGACGATTACGCCATTATTAATGAGCGTGATTTTGATCCTGGGATTCATCAGATTTATGTTAAGAAATCCAAGAAATTCAAGAAAACTTTAGTTTCTGATCTTGTTTCTGGTGACGGTGATAGTAATGGTGATGGTGTGACTGATGTTGATGGTGTTAATAATGAGGAATAAAATGCAGTTTAATGATTCTCATTTGCAACTTATTTTGACTGTGATGGCGATCGCTTCAGGTTTTTATCGACTTGTTAAAATTGAGACAACTATACATTCAAAAATTGATAAACTACAATCTGATTTTAATGTTTATGTTGTTCAGAATACTGGTGATTTAGCCTTAATTAGAAGAGATGTTTCTCGCGTTTTGGAAAAATTAGACAGTTGATTTATGGCTAAATTAAGTAAAAAGGATATGCCTTGTAATAAGCCGAAAGCTACACCTAGTCATTCTAAAAAATCTCATGTCGTTAAGGCTTGCGATTCTGGAGTTGAAAAGATTATTAGATTTGGTGAACAGGGTGCAAAAACTGCGGGTAAACCTAAAAAGGGAGAGTCGGAAGCTACTAAAATGAAACGAAAATCTTTCAAAGCCCGTCATGCTAAAAATATTGCCAAAGGTAAAATGAGCCCGGCATATTGGGCGGATAAAGTTAAATGGTAACGTGGGTTTAGGGTATCTAAAAAAAAGAGGCTAAAGGCCTCTTTTTAATGTGATGTATTTTCATCACACCTGATATTTTTAGTTTGGGAATGATAGTGACAATTGGATTACTTTGGGGGTGTTGGTGATAGTGTATGCTCCTTTGCTGTCTAGATCAATTATTGCTTTTTGAATTTCGATAATTCTTAAATTCCATCTATCTGCAAAATCCACTAAATTAATTTCGAGTTTTTTAGGGTCTGCATTTTCTGCCTTTTCAATTTCAATTGCAAGGTAGATGTAGCCTAGACCTTTAATTATTCCTGATTCTTTTAAGGCTTTGATTGTCTTTTCATCAATCAGTAATTTGGCTTCGTTCTTGTTCTTTCCTACCGCTTCCTCTTTTACTAATTGCAACATTTTGATAACTCCTATCATGACTAGAATTAAATTTTTTTACCAACATTTCCCGGCGTAATTTTGGATACGGGGAAGATTTAAAGATTTGTATTCCCGTGCCAGTGCAATTAAATCAGGCATTTTCTCCTATTGCCTCCCATGCTTTAGCCTCTGCAATACCATCTTCTTTGCGGTATTTTTTCATTGACTTTCTGTTTACCAATTCTTGCAAGTCAATAACGTTGGTGTTTTCAGGTTTGGTCAAATTTTCTTTTTCAGTTTTCCCGACTTGGTGCATTTCCTCACACATATCATGGCTAAAGCGCATATCCATCATTTCCATCTCAATTAGGGTGATAAACTTTAGCCCTAGTCCACACTGCATTCGTTGGCAAATTGGTTGTTTGTCAGTTTCGTGGTTGTAAGCAGGGATGGCCATTTTGATTAACTGGGGTTGAATTTTCCCGGTGTCGTTACAACAATGGCATTTAACATCTGGCTGTAAATCTTCCAGCTTGTACGCTTTTGCTGGTGCTGGTGCTGGTGCTAATGAGAATTTAAGCATGATAAAATCTCCTTGGTAATTTCTTCTGATTCGTGGCAGAACTTACAAAAATCTCGGATTGTGGTATCCCGGATATTTTGGATGGTGTAGGCTGTTGTACCGTATTTACACACATTTAGCCATAGCTCATCGAAGCGTGGGTGATTTGCCCACACAGAGAATTTGTTGGTTTGATGATTAGAGATATCATCATTGTTATTAAAAGATTCCCATTTGCCTTTTAAATCCTCTAGATTACGCTCGATCCACCTTATGGTTAATGTAGGAGGTTTAGGTAACTTCTTGGCTTCTTCCTGGCAAAAATTCAAGAAGTTTTTTCTCTCTCCCTCTGAGAGAGATATGAGGTAAATCTGGCAAGAATCTGAATATAAATCTGAAGGGGGGCTGGAATTCAGCTTTGGCAATGGTTTCGGGGCTTCATTTTCTACGATCATAGACTGCTGTCTACGATTAGAGACTTCTGTCTCCATTTGGAGACTTTTGTCTACGATTGGAGACTCTTGTCTACATTTGGAGACTGTTTCTACATTTGGAGACTGTTCTATAATGTTGTCTCTGTCTAGGTTTGGGTTAGTATTAGTAACTGTGATCTCCCCATGAATTTCAATGGAAATCATTCCTAAAGTTTGCAGTTTGGCGATCGCTTTATAGAATGCTGGTTTGCTGATTCCTAGTTCTGTGATGATGTCGGTGGGTTTGTATTTCCCTTTCCACCCATATTTAAGCTTGATTTCAAAATACAGATGTACTAACCCAGTGGCGGTTAACAACCCTTGGCTGTATCCTTCTAGGGCTTTTTCGATGGTCATTTTATAAAACTGTGCCATTATTCCACCCTTCATTACTTGTCCGCCTGTTATTAAAAAAAGACTCCTAATGTGCATAGGGGTCTTTGTAATTTAGGTTGTTGTTTACTCACTCAATAATAATACCAAGTTTTTGAAACTTTAGCAATCTTTCATCCCATAATTTTTCGTATTTTTTGATATTATTTTCGGTGAATATTTGCAGTTTTTCAGGTGAAATTACAACCACTGCTAATTGGGTAATATCGTTTAGATATGCCGGTGAATCTTGCGTTGGTAATGCTGAAAAATTCCAAGCTTTGGCATAGGCGGCGGTTTGAATGAAAGCTTCGTCTATCCATTGGCGTTTTTTAATGCGATCGCTAGTTTTCCAGTCTAATAGGGTGGGTTGATCATCCATAATTGCCACTAAATCAGCAGTTCCGGCATATCCTGAGTTATGCCAAATGAATCGCTCACACTCCATAATTTTGATTGATTTTAGGAATGGTTGCAGATGTTTCCACCTTTGGGCGTTGCCTTCATGTACCCAATTTTCCGCAGGTTCGACGTTATGATGAAATTTATATTTAATAGCCTCATGAATTTCTGTACCTCTTTTCAGGTAATTTTCACTATTAGTTTTTGACTTTTCTAAACCAAGTAATTTATTTTGTTTGTGCTGCCATTTTCTGAGGCGTTCTTTGTCTGCCTCATCTTCTGTCAATTCTAGAATTGTTGTGACTGATGGTAAACTCCCAATGGGTGTTTTGTATGTTCTCATGATTTTTATTTTAATGGGTTGATAATTAGGTTTAGGGCTGCTGCTTTTTTCTTGGCTGCTTTTTCAGTTAAAGCATTTTGGATTGTTTCTGGTTTTGAACTAATAAAACGTTTAAAACATACTTTCCATTTTTTGCTTTGTTCTTCTTGAAATGCGAAGAACCCGCAGGGCATTTTAAATAATTCTTCCCGGTAAGATATGGCTTTATGTATTAGTGAATTGTCCATATTGGTAGTTAGTGATTGGTATTAGAAAAGCAGGGCGTTTAACCCTGCTGATAAATTATTTAAACTTGGCTATTTTTTCTTAGCTTCATCTTCCATTACCCATTTAAAGATTTCTTGAGCGGCTTCGTAATCACTGTTGATAACTTTAACCATTGTTTTTGGGAGTCCGGTGTCTTCTAAGATTGGGTCGGTTGCCAGGAAATTAGCAATTAATACTAACTGGGCTTTTTCATCTTTCGTTCTTTCACGCCAATCAAATTTAACTGAGGCGTAGTTACCGTAATCATTGGAGTGTTTGAGGAATGACCCGGTAAATATTCCTGTTGCTGGTTCACCGTTTGACATTAGTTCGATGATTGTCTGTCCGAATTTTGCTATTGATCGGGTTTTGATGTAGGTTACACAAACTACATTCTTGGGTAATCTCGTTTCATCTGGTCCGGCAATAAACCAAATTTGCAGCCAGTTACCAGATGACTTACCTAACTTGCCATAGAATTCTTGAGTCCCGATGATTGCAATATCTAAACTATTACTAATAAAATCATCTTCAGACTTTGCCCATTGCCCGACCTGGCAATTATTGCGAACATTATAGGGGGGTTTGAAGAAGTTAATCTCTTCTTTCATGAGTTTACCAAAAACTTTTATTGCTGTTGAGTTGGTTTTTTCTGTTTCAGTTGTCATTGTTTTAAATTAAGTTGTGTTGATTTGAATAAGCCTTTTAACGTCATGCTTAGGACGTTTTAACTGTTATGCGTTTAATCTTCGTCGTTAATTCCTGTTATGTATGCTTTTTTACTGAATGCGTCAGAACAAAGACTTAGTCCGATGTCTTCAGCCGTTCGTATTTTGGCTTTTCTTTGGTAAGCTTCTTGTAATAATTCTGAAATATTTAAATTTCTTAAACAAGCTTCCATTACATAAGGCTTTATACTTTCATCAAGATTTCTAACTGACAAAGTAGCTTTCTTTTTCATTGCTTCTTGCGAAAACTCTGGTTGTAAGGCTGTTATTAGTGCGCCTCCTTCGATGTTTACCCCGTTTAGAATTTTTACGCAAGTCGCTATTTTGGAGCAAAGTAATTTGATTTGTTTAATTAAATGATCATCGCTCATTTGAGCAATCATCATTTCTTCGCCTTCTGTTGTTCTGTGAATTTGAAACATGATTTTTCCTTTGATTTGATTAATAAGCCTTTTAACGTCGTGCTTAGGACGTACTAATTACCTGTAACTGAAAGTCAATGATTATCTATTCATCGTAGTCAACTTCAATTTCATTTTCATATTCGTAATCTTCAATGACTTCATCAACCTTAGATCTAACATTATCAACATTAGATAATTTAGATGTATACCACTCTGGTTGCGGTAAAACTACATTAGGATTCATTTCAATTAATTCTGATTGAACCTTATCCCAATTTGGATATAATGCCTCAGTTAAGCATTCATAATGACATCTGCCTGACATAGCTCTATCATCGGGTATCCAGACAGATACCTCAATTTCTTTCACTTGCATTGAGTCATCAAACTTATACTCTACTAGAACTGATGTTCCACTTGTAGATGTATAGCTGATCATTATAACCCCTTCATTGAAGGTCAGGATTAAATCAGCCCGCATACTCATGTATGGATTAAATGATCTACCTAATTGGATTTTTAAGAAATTGTTAACAACTTCAGTTACGTTATCACCAATCGGAATGTATGTGGTATTGATACATCTGTTAAGTTGAGCAATAACACAGTTAGCGTCAGAAAATGTGGAAACGGTCTTGTTTAGTAATCTCATGATTAATGTCCTGTAATTTGAGTTATTAATTAAGCCTTTTAACGTCATGCTTAGGACGCGGGTGAGTAGATTAAAAACAATAAATTCATGTTCTTGAAGCTGATGAGTTAGGCTGCTCTAATTTCTTGATTTGATTGAATGTAAGCTGATAGTGAATTGAAGTTAAGATGATTAAGTAAAGCCCATGCATGCTTGCAAATTGGATATCGAAATTTAGCTTTTACCTGATTAGCAAAATCTGCACATTCACACTGGATGTCGTCGCCAAGTGACACAAAATAAGGGTCTATTTGGGATTGAGAGGAAACTTGATATAGGTCTCTGTCGTAATATTCAACGGTTAAATCTTTGGCGCGTTCCTTGCGTGACCGATGGAACTCAATCCAAAAAAGATTTTTGGATACGAATCGGCCTTGCCCATTAGCAAATTTGACGAAAATTACACGCGCCCAGACTTCTAGCTTTAAAATATCTTTCCGTCCTAAAATTTTGATAGCTGCTGTGATAGAATAGATGTTAATCATTTGGTTCGCTCCTGTGATTTGCTAGTGTTGAGGGTTTTGGATTGGCCGCCTTTGTTGACTCCATTGGCGGCTGATTTATTTGGGGATAACGTTTATCATCATTCTTTAGCTCTAGCGCGGCGTTTACATCTGTGAATAGCTTTATCAAGAATTTTGTGTAATCGGTTTACATCTGTCTGGGCTGCTATCCAGTGATCGAAACTTGATTTTAATTCGTCTGCTATTGCTGAGGCTTCTAGTAATTCTTTGAGTAATCGGCTTGCTAATTCGTTGGCTTCTATTAGTAAAATGGCTTGCTGTTTAGTCATGGGTTAAAATCCTTTTTTTTGTGTTTGATGATTGAACTTATCTACTCTTATATAGTAGCTTGTATACTGGCTATTTGTCAAGGGGTAAATGAAAAATATTTTTACTTGAATAATTCTCAAATAATTGGTATACTGGTTATTGATGATAGTGAGGTTTGTAATGGATCGTCGTGTTGGGAATCCTCAGCTTTATAAGTATAAAATGCAGCCGATGGGGGACAGTCCTTTACTCGGACATCTTCAGATTAGGGTTGATTCAGCAGAATTAGCTAAATTAAAAAATCTTCCCAATTGGCGGGAAGTTCTTCGGATTAAAATTCGTGAGATTGTAGCTGGTGGTTGAGATGAGTGAGGAGTGGGAGGGCTTGTCCCTCTCCGACGAATTAGATCAA